CCAGCAGACATGTCAGGGAAAGAATTTGTTCCGGATGACAAAACAAAATTTTTCCTAGGACACATCTCTGACATTTGGTGGCACATACCAAGAGTTGTGCAAAACACCAGAATTACAGACATCTGAGGCCTACTATAAATAGAGGCCATCACCTCAGAAATGTATTGACGGGTGAAATCAGCTTTAGTTAGAACATCTTCGCGGGGAACATTAGAAATGTGCACATTATATAAACGTGCACTAACTAATGGTATATCTATTATATCCCTGCCGGATAACTCACTAAAACTGGGAGTTGCACTAAGCCAAATGCTTGGCAATGAGCTTTTGTGTAATATGTCTTTAACCAGGTCATAAGCCGGTTCAGACACATGACACTCATCCAAAACGATGAGGACTTTGCCACGCTTGTCCCCATACCAGGAAGGATGAAGCAAAAATTCCTGAGCAGTGACATACCAAACAGGCCTATCCTGATCAAGAACCATGCCAGAAGTGGAACCAGAGGCATCCATGGACAATGCCATGTTGACATAAGGCACAATTGTTTTAACAATTGAAGACCTAGGTTCAATGACAATAATCTTGGAGTACTTGTGCCCCACAATGAGCTTGAAATGCTTGATAAGGGCAGTGCTCTTACCTGACCCAGTAGGGGCGCTGATGACGATTGTCTTTCCAGGTGAAATGGAACGAACATGAGGAGTGACATCAGCGTAGTTTGGAGGAAGGGAACTCCAAAACTTGCTCTGAACCCAAAAGGTAATTTGCTCACTCAGTTTGTTAACATCAGGTAAGCCAATTTTGAGCAACCATGGGCAAAAGTCAGGTAAAATCACGAAATCTAACAAACTCAAGACAAAAATGTCTATAAAATAAAGACCCCAACGACGTCCCTCAAACTGCATGACTCCATTGAGTGCAAACTGGACCTGTGCGATTTTGCGGGCAAACGCCGCAATAGGCACATCTTTCATAAGTTTGGGGAAAACTGATTTGTACCAAAGAAACAACCAGTGTCTTACTAATAAGGAAGTAGTATTGACATCAGTGTTTATATGGCAACAAATAGCGGGGTCCAAAAACTCATATACTGTTTTACGCAATATATAAGAGAGTTCAGCAGATCCAGCAGCTGAATTTGCTAAAGCTATCAATTGCACGGGCCAAGAAACAGTTTTAAAAAGTTTACTTTGTAAAGCAGTTAAA